GTGTAGGAGAACAGTGGGCTGGAGTAGCACTTCCCCTTGTACGTAAAGTATTTGGACAAATTGCCGCTAAAGAATTTGTTTCAGTACAGCCAATGAACTTACCTTCTGGGCTTGTATTTTATCTAGATTTCCAATATGGAACAAGCAAGCAGCCTTACACAGCTGGTAGCTCTGTATATGGAGATGCTGGAGGAAACACTCCATTTGGAAACACTAATACTGGTGGATTCTACGGAGCTGGTAGATTTACATATTCTATCAACAATACTTCTTCTGCTGTAACAGGTGTAACTTCATCTGCTACTTGGGCTGACTTAAACTTTGATTCTACTTACTCTGCTTCTGCAGCTGCAGGTGAATTTAATAAAGTAGCAGTAACAAGAGCACAGTTAGGAAACCTAGACGTAGAAGGTGTACGTGGATTTATCATAACTGGATCAGCTCTTACAGCTGGTGAAAATTTACCAGCATTCACAACTGTAGATGCTACTAACGTAACATTTATCGTTTCTGGATCTGATGTAGGGGATGGACAAACATTCTCAGTTGAGTATCAATTACAACCAACTGATCAGTATAGAGGTGATTTCGAAGATCAAAACACTGCATTAAACGGAAACAACAATCCTATCAGCATTCCTGAAATCAACGTACAGATGAAATCATCTGCAATTGTTGCTAAAACAAGAAAATTAAAAGCTGTATGGACTCCTGAGTTTGCACAAGACTTGAATGCTTACCATGCACTAGATGCTGAAGCAGAATTAACTTCTATTCTTTCAGAGCACATCTCATTAGAGATTGATCTTGAAATTTTAGATATGCTTCTTACTTCTGCAGGTGCAGGTACAGAAAAATGGTCTGCAGTTTCTAACCAATTCATCAACAACGCAGGTACTGCATTTGACGGAAAAGGTGTAGCTGACGGTGGATATTACAACAGCCAAGGACAGTGGTTCCAAACATTAGGAACTAAAATCCAAAAGCTTTCTAATATCATTCACCAAAAAACCCTTAGAGGTGGTGCAAACTTCTTAGTATGTTCTCCAACTGTAGGTACAATCCTTGAGTCTATTCCTGGATTTGCCGCTGATACCGATGGAGATGCAGCTAAAAATACTTATGCATTTGGTGTGCAAAAAGTAGGACAATTAAATGGACGTTACAAAGTATACAAAAACCCTTACATGACTGAAAACCAAATCCTTTTAGGATACAGAGGTACTCAGTTCCTTGAAAGTGGTGCTGTATTTGCTCCGTACATTCCATTGATCATGACTCCTCTAGTATACGATCCAGATACATTTACACCACGTAAAGGTCTCTTGACTCGCTATGCTAAGAAGATAGTTAGACCAGAATTCTACGGAACTATCGAAGTAGCTGGTTTAAATACTCTATAATCTAAAAATTTAGATTAGAAAATAACCCCCTTATTGCAAGGGGGTTTTTTTATTTATATATTGCAGTTATATTAAATTAAGATGTCATATAAACTTTATTCGTCGTATATAAGAGATTATGACGGGACATCCGACCCATTGTGGTTTCAAAGTTGGTTAAATTTTCACGAAACTAATGAAGTATTACAATGGCATTCACATTATTGGGATTTTCATGGTTATATATCCATAGACCCAAAAGACACAACCACTGTTTTTAATAATTTTGAAATAAAAAACAAAGTAGGTCAAATTTATATAGGCCCAGGAGGTGAAGAATTTAGACATAAAGTAAGAGTTGATAAAAATTATAATGGTAAAAGAATTACTTTAGGTTTTGATGTCACTAAACAAAAAAATAGAGGTTATAATTATTTAGGGCTGATACCTATTTTGTAGTGGTAATTTTAAATGCATAAATATTTATTATAAACCATAATTTATGCCGACATCTAAGCCGCACACTGATGAAGTGTACCGCCCAAAGAGACAACCAAAAAAACCAATAAATTTCCACATTCAGCTCAACGAGGAGCAAAAACTGGCTAAGCAGCAAATCTTAGACAACACCATAACACTTTTAGCAGGACAAGCAGGTTCTGGAAAAACACTCTTAGCTTGTAACGTAGCACTTGACGGATTGTTTAGAAGACAATACGATAAGATTATCATTACACGGCCAACAGTATCTAAAGAAGATATTGGTTTCTTACCTGGAGATATGAGAGAAAAGATGGATCCTTGGGTTCAACCTATCTATCAAAACTTTTATACTCTTTATGGTAAGGATAGGATGCAAAAATACTTTGATGATGAGAAGATAGAAATTGTACCAGTTTCATTTATGAGAGGGCGTACATTTTTAGATTCAATGATTATTGTTGATGAAGCACAAAACGTTACACACGAGCAAATGGAAATGATTGTATCACGTTTAGGAGTACGATCTAAGATGATTATTTGCGGTGATGATAAACAGATTGATTTGAGAAGGAAAGCTGACAGTGGATTTAAATTTCTCTATAAAGCTTCTAGGAGAATTAAAAATCTTGAGGCTTTAACTCTAACAACAAATCATAGAGATCCAATAGTAGAAGATATAATAATGTTTTATGATGAAGCGCTGAACCATATAACTTCCTCTGATTTCAGTGGTTCGTCTAAAAGATAAGATATTTATAATAAAATGTAGATAATGGCAACTTTGAAACTTGTAGTACAAGAAGACATTACTTTAGATGGTAATGATAGAAGTACTTACTATCAACATGATATAACAGGGATAAGTTCTGTTGATCATAGAAACATGACTATACCTGCAGACACTGAAGCAGCTATATTTGATTTAAGTAATAATATAGGAGCAGGGACTTTTTTAACAAGTTCAATAAAGTATGCAAGAATAAGCAATATCACAACCTCAAGTTTTGTAGATATACATGTATCTTCATCAACTGAATCAGCTCATTTCAAAGTTAATGGGGGTGGTATTTTCACCCTTTCAACAAGTGAGTATACTGGAAGTTTATCTTCTAGTTATGCTTATGATGATATAGCCTCCATTAAAGTAAAACCATCAGGAAGTTCAGCAAAGATTGAGTACTTTATTGCTACAACATAAATAAAGAATTATGAATATACCCATTTGGCCAGGATCTAGTTCCTTTGATATTGGAGATACTCCTTTTGGATTTTACGACTTAGATCAAGATTTTAGAACAGATGCAGATAAAGTAGCAGAATTCTGTACTAGAAGAATGGGGTATCCCTTGAACGATATTGAACTTCAAGACATAAATTTCTATACTGCTTTTGAAGAAGCAATTACTACTTATGGAAATGAAGTCTTTGCTTTTAAAGTAAGGGATAACCAACTTTCACTTGAAGGATCTGATGTCAATAGTGATGCTACAAATAAAGTAGTTACTCCAAACATGGGTAATATTATTAGATTGTCTAAGCAGTATGGTGCAGAAGCAGGATCAGGGGGAAATTTAGAATATTATTCAGGTAGCATAAATGTAGTTCAGAATCAACAGGACTATGACTTAGAAGCCTGGAAAAATAATTTAGGGATCACAAGTAGTATAGAGGTAAAAAAAGTTTTCTATGAAGCACCACCTGCAATAACACAATATTATGATCCTTATTCAGGAACAGGATTTGGCTTCCAAGCTTTATTTAATTCCTTTGGGTTTGCAGCTATGTCTCCTGCAACAAATTACTTAATGATGCCGTTGTCGTATGATTTACAGACAATACAGGCTATTGAGATGAATCAGCAGGTTAGAAAATCTAATTATTCATTTGAGATTATAAACAATAGACTTAGAATCTTTCCAATACCAACTGTGAGTACAGGGAGTATATTCATCGAGTATATAAAAGATGATGAAAGACTTAGTAATAGTATAGATCCTAGTGATAATAAAGTAAGTTCAGTCGCTGATGCTCCTTATAGCAATCCAACATATAGTAGGATTAATTCAGTAGGGAGACAGTGGATATTTGAGTATACACTAGCAATAGCTAAAGAAATGCTTGGTTGGGTTAGAAGTAAATATTCGACTCTACCCATCCCTAACTCTGAAGTAACTTTAAATGGTGATTCTCTTCTAAGAGAGGCATCAGATAACAAAGTTAGATTGATCGAAAGATTGAGAGAATATTTAGACCAAACATCAAGACAGGCATTGTTAGAGAGAAGAGCAAACGAATCAGAATTTAAGAACAAAGAGTTGGCACAAGTACCATACACTATTTACGTAGGATAACATGGCATTATTTGGAGGACAAAGAGATGTAAGTCTTGTAAGACATATAAATAGGGAGTTATTAGGAGATATAATTACCCAACAAGCATCTTTTTACAAATACAAGATAGAGGATACTAAAGTAAACATTTATGGAGAAGCCTCTGGAGCCAAGTATTTTGATGGTCCTTTTTTATTTAACTGTTTGATTGCAAGAAAAGATCAAGATTATCCAGAAAGTGATCTGGGTGTAAACTTCCAATGGGGAATTGATTTCGCATTTCTTAGAGACGATCTTGTCGATTCTATGTATGTTCCTGAAATAGGTGATATAGTTTTATATCAAGAGAGCTATTATGAGATTGATAATCTAAATTCAAACCAGTATTGGACTGGAAAGAATCCAGACTATCCAAATGATGTAAACCCACTAAACCCAAATCTACAAAGATTCGGAAGCAGTATATCAATAGTAGCTAGTACACATTACGTACCAGCCGACAAATTAAATTTATCACCATATAAAGAGAGAATATAATGGCAGTGACCAAATCTCAACTTTTTGAACAAAGATTCAACAAATCACGAGGAGTATATCCTGCAGTGCCTGAAGCACCTTTGTCTAAAAGAAACATGAAGCCTAGACCAAAGACACAGGCTGAGATAGAAAGAGAATTGGCAGAGCCATATATAGATGAATTAGGAAACCCTAATACAGCACCTAACCCTAACGAGAAAGAAACAGGAATCAATTTTAACAGATCAACAAAGTTGTCTGCTAAGAATGATGCAACTAAATCTTTCAAAGTAGGTGTACAAGATATAGATGAAGCAGTATTTTACTATTTTAATGAAGTAATACAACCCTCAGTTTATCAAAACAGTAGGTATATTTCTGTACCTGTAATTTATGGTAATCCTGAGAGATGGAAATCACAACAGAAAGATGGTTTCTATAGAGACAAGAGTGGTAGAATTATGTTACCTATCTTAGTAGTTCAAAGAACAAATCTTGAAAAAGATAGATCAGTAACTGCAAAAGTTGATTCTAACTCACCACACTTGTATTATTCTTTAGATAAGGGATATAATAGTAAAAACTTTTATAGCAATTTTGATGTTTTAAATAACAGAAAACCTGTGCAACAATCCCAAGCTATTGTAGTAGGTGATTTTGTAACCATAACATATGATTGTATTATACAAACATACTATATGGAACAGTTGAACGGTGTTATAGAAGCCATTGAATACGCATCTGATTCTTATTGGGGAGATCCTGAAAGATATAAGTTTAGAGCTTTTATAGATAACTTTGGAAGCACTACTGAACTCACTGATGGCCAAGAAAGATTAGTCAGAGGCAATTTCAGTATTAGATTAAGAGGACAAATTATTCCAGAAGTCCTGCAGAAAGATCTAAATGCTCTTAAAGCATTTAATTCTAAAGCAAAAGTTACAGTTACCACAGAAACTGTACAAAACATATCAACTTTGGAGTAAAAAACTAATATTTATTATAAACAAATAAACATATATTAATGGAAAAAAAAGTTTTGACTGAAGAAGAGTTGCAAAAGTTAAAAAAGTTTCAAGAAAAGGAAAATGAAATTATAGTTGCCTTAGGTCAGATTGCTTATCAACAGGAAAATTTAGATGAGCAAAAAGATCAGATAAAACAAACTAAAAAAGAGTTTGATAAAAATAGAGCCGATTTCGCTGCTGAACTGACAAAAAAGTATGGGGATGGTCTCTTAAATACAGAAACAGGGGAAATAACTCCTCAAAAATAAAATTTTAGAAAAAGTTTTAGTATTTATAATAAAACGTTTATTAAACAATAAAATACAATGGCAGAAACATTATTATCACCTGGTGTACTAGCAAGAGAAAACGATTCTTCGTTTGTGACTGCACAACCCATACAAGCTGGAGCTGCAATAGTTGGCCCTACTCCTAAAGGACCAGTTGAGAAGCCAAAACTTGTTACTTCTTATTCTCAGTATAAAGCAATCTTTGGAGCTGCTTTTGAGAGTGGGAGTCAACAGTTTTCCTACTTTACTTCTATTGGAGCATTTAATTACTTCCAAAATGGAGGAGATTCTCTATTAGTAACTCGTGTTACTTCAGGATCATTTACATCAGCGACTTCGACAACAGTACATAACAACATCACAACAGCATCAAATACTTTCCAACTTACAACGTTGTCTGAAGGGACTATCATGAAT